TGGATTTATTGCACATTGTTTTAAACTAGCTGGTTCAACAACTACCAATGACGCTAGTGCTACAGGCGTTGGCACAATAGATTCGAGTTATCGTGCAAACCAAGATTCAGGTATATCAGTAGTTACTTGGACAGGCACAGGTGCAAATGGCACTATAGCTCATGGGTTAGGCAAAGCACCTGACTGTATAATAATGAAAGATATACAACAAGATGGTTACCATTGGGAAATGTATGCACATTCAGGTAATGCTGGTGGTAGTAATGAAAATAATGCATCATCAGATGAAGACCATCACATTAGATTTTTTGATAACTCTTTTGACGAACCTAATGATGACCATGAATATTTTAATGACACAAAACCTACTAGCACAGTATTTTCTATAGGTCCTAAGAACAATGTAAATCAAAGTGGCATATCACAAATGGCAATTTGTATTGCAAATACTAATGGCTCAGTAAGATGCGGTTCATATCAAGGTAATGGTAAAACACATGGCTCGTATATCTTTACAGGTTTTAGACCAAGAGCAGTATGGACTTCAGGTATGTTAGCCGAAGACCCTCATTGGAAAACAGTTACAACTAGATTTACTAGCAACACAAATGCAGCAGCATCAAGTGGTGGTGCTAATCATGGTAATCCAATAGAGCATAACTTAAAGTTTGGAGATGAATCATCATTAAATGAACAACAACAATGTAATCTTGATATCTTTAGTAATGGGTTTTCACCAGCTTCAACAGATGGTAAACACAATGGTGGCGGATATTATTATTACTACATAGCATGGGCGGGTTCACCTATGGTTGGAACAAACAAAGTATTAGGAACTGCATTTTAGGAGAAAATTAAATGGGATTAGAAACAGGAACATATATATCAGACTTAAATAGCTCAAACCCAGTAGCTGGAGACCCAGTTAACGAGGGTGATGACCATATAAGACTGGTAAAATCTACAGTCAAAGCAACCTTTCCCAGTATTACTGGAGCAGTATCAGCAACACATACAGAATTAAATTTACTAGATGGGGTTACAGCAAACACAACAGAATTAAATTATGTAGATGTTGCTTCTATTGGAACAGTAGAAGCATCTAAAGCAGTAACAGTTGACGCAAGTAAAGATTCTACAGGCATGAGAAATTTAACAATTACTGGTGCGTTATCAGCAGGGTCAGGAACAATAGGTGGTAGTGCAATAGCTACAATAGCGAGTATATACCCTGTTGGTTCTATTTACATTAATGCTGCTGTTGCTACAAATCCTGCAACATTATTGGGTTTTGGAACTTGGACAGCATTTGGAGCAGGTCGTGTAATGGTTGGTTTAGATGCAACAGACAGCGATTTTGATACAGCACAAGAAACTGGTGGTGCTAAAACACATACATTAACTATTGCTGAAATGCCTTCTCATACACATACCTCTACATTGAGAGGTAACGGAGAAGACGAAAATCAAAACATTCCATCAGCATCTGATAACACAGACCCATCATTAACAATGACAACAAATGCTACGGGTGGTGGCTCAGCACATAATAACGTACAACCATACGTAGTTGTATATATGTGGAGAAGAACTGCATAATGGCAATATTACAAGTATTAGGTTCTAAAGGAATGGTAAAGGACATAAATCCTACAGCATTACCTCCTGAATTTTTTTCACATACAGAAAATACTAGGTTTGAAGATGGTGCTGCAAAAAAAATACTTGGACATGATAGTGTATTTACTGCACCAGCAGTTGCACCATATTTTTTAATAAATCTTACTGGTACAAACAATTATTGGTTTTACGCAGGGACAGCAAAAATATATAGAACAGACGGAAGCACTAATACAGACGTTACAAGAGCATCAGGTGGAGATTATTCTACTAATTTAACAACAGTAGGCAATTGGGTAGGTTCTATTTTTAACGGATTACCATTGTTGTGTAACGGAGTAGATGACCCACAAATATATGACACAAGCACTACTAAATTTATAGATTTAACTAATTGGCCGTCAAGTACTACTTGCAAATCTATTAGACCTTACGGAAATTATTTAATAGCATTAAACATGACGGAATCAGGCAACAACTTGCCTAATAAAGTAAGATGGTCAGATGCTTCAACTACAATACCTAGCACATGGGTAGCAGGAGCAACAAATGACGCTGGTACTAATACAATAGGCGATGAAGGAGATTTTATTGTAGACGGATTTCCTTTAAACAAATCATTTATAATATACAAAGAACAATCTACATGGTTAATGAATTATATAGGTGGAAACTTAGTATTTAGTTTTCAAAAATTATTTAATGATACAGGTATTCTTTCTCGTAATTGTGCTTGTGAATACAACGGAAAACATTTTGTAGTAACAAACGGAGACTTAATAGTACATAATGGAGTATCTAAACAATCTGTTGCTTCTAATGTTGTTAAAAGAACACTTTTTGCAGACTTAGATGGAACAAATTATGCTAATACATTTGTAGCTCATAATAAACAAAAAAACGAAATATGGGTATGTTACCCCTCTGTTGGTTCAACAAATTGCAATAAAGCATTGATTTTTAACTATAATATTAATTCATTTAGCTTTAGAGATTTACCTAATATTTTGCATATTGCAACAGGAACAGTCAATCCGGGACAATCAGGTGTTCCTGTATGGTCTGGGCAGAGTGCAACTTGGGTATCTTACAATACTACAGAAAACTGGGGACAAAGAATTTATAATCCTACAGAAGTAAGTATTTTAATGGCAGGTACAGCAGATACAAAATTTTATAGAGGAGATAATGGGTTCGATTTTGCAGGTAACAACTTTACCATGTTGTTAGAAAGAAAAGGATTAACTCTTGATGGCAACACTAATACAGTAAAACAGGTAAGAAAAATTACTCCTAAGTTTGCTGGTACAGGTTCTGCTGAAATATTTATAGGTAGTTCAATGAGTCCTAACGGAACATATACTTACAAAACACAACAATCTATAAATCCTAATACTCAAAATAAAGTAGATGCAAGAGCAACAGGCAAATATATTGCAATAAAATTTCAAAATACAACTTCTACAACTTTTGAATTAAACGGATATGATATAGAATATGAGGTAATAGGAAACAGATAATGGCACAAGCACCTAAATATACACCAAATCCAGTACCTGATAACCCTGAAGATTTGCCTAAATATATATTTGAAGAATTTATAAAACTACAAGGAGCATTAGAAGAAAATCCTGCAACATTTATAGAAGTTAAGAATGTAGCTCCTAGCAGAATTAAACAAGGAGACATAGTATATGCAGACGGGTCTAATTTTAATCCGGGAAGTGGAGAAGGAATTTATTTTAGAAACGCAGCAGGAGCTTGGGTAAAACTATGATATATATAGCAGGAATTACATCTGACAAAATAGACTCCGTTTGGGATAGATGTGCAAAGTTTATAGAAATGGGTAATAGTCATAGCCAATACGAACTATCAGTAATGGATTATTATGAAAAATTAATTAATCAAGAAATGCAATTATGGATATTATACAACGATGAAAAAGAAATAGTATGTGCTTTGACTACTGAAATCGTACAATATCCACAAAAAAAAGTATGCAGAATTATTAGTTTAGGTGGCAAAGATTTAGATAAATGGGTTGAAGAATGGCTAGATATTATAGAAAAATGGGCAGAAGAAAACGATTGCGATTCTATAGAAACCTATTGCAGGAAAGGATTTATTAAAAAACTAGAAAAATTTGGGTATTCAAACACCTATGTTGTTTTAGGTAAAGAACTCACAACAATACATTAGAGGTAATATTATGGGTAAATCAAGTGGTGGTGGTGGAACACAAGTACAGAAGATAGAGCCTTCTGACTTACAAGCACCTTATTTAGGAGACTTATACAGTCAATCCCAAAATTTATATAATCAGGGAGGTATAACGCCTTTTCCTGACAGGACTTTTGCACCTGTTTCAGATGATACTATTAATGCAGAAGCAGCATTAAGACGTTTATCTGCTGGAGACCAACAAACAATGGTCAACAATATAGCAAATGCACAAAACTTTGCTTTAGCAGGGCCACAAAATTTAGCTACAAATCCTTATTTAGCAGGAGCTACAGAAGCAGCTTTACGTCCAGTCTATGGACAAGCACAAGGTTTGTTACAACAAGCTAGACGTGGTGCTACAGGAGCAGGTCAACTTGACGGAAGTAGACAAGCTATTTTAGAACAAGGTGTAATTAGTGATTACTTAACAAAAGCAGGAGACATTTCCTCTAAGATGTATTCTGACGCATATAAAGACGCAACATTAAATCAACAAAGAGCATTAGCGTATTCACCACAAACTCTACAGACTCTTACTACACCAGCATCAACATTAGCTAGTTTAGGTCTTGCACAAGAACAAAGACAACAACAACAAATAGATGAAAATATGGCTAGATATATGGCACAACAACAACAACCTATTGACGCATTAAATCAATACAATGCTATTGTTGGGCAAAATACTGGCTTTAATACAACAACAGGAACTATGAACGCAGCAGACCCTACTATTGCATCAAGATTGCCCGGTGCAGCAGCAGCAGGTTATGGAGCATATGCACTAGGTAGCACAACAGCAGGTACAGCAGCTTTAGGTAAACTAGGATTAGCAGCAGGACCGGTAGGTTGGGCAGTAGCAGGTGCAGCAGCATTAGGATTATTTGATTAGGAGATAAATTATGGCATTACCAGTAGTACCAATAGCATACGGAGTAATTAGAGGATTATTAGCTAGATATGGCTCTAAACAAGGTGTTAAAACACTTATGAGAGAACTGGGTGTTAATCAAAGAACAGCTAGTAATATAATGCAAACTTACAGAAAAGTAGGCAAAAAAGGAGATATAACTCAGAAATTAGGTGGAAAAGATGTTGTTAGCAACAGAAATGTTATAAATGTTCAATTAGGCGACTCAGCACAAGCTACTCTTTTAAAAAATAATCCTTTATTAAAAAGAGGAGGAGCAGGGCAAAAAGCAAATTTACTAGGTAGAAATACATTAAACCCTACTGCTGGTAGTAAAATGTACCCACAAGGCACAGGACAAGGTTTATTAAGTACAGTAAATCAAGGAATACGTACAGGAGCAAACGCAACAGGTCGTGGATTATTGGCTACTGGACGTTTTGCAGGAAGTCCGACTGGTATAGGATTAGGTCTTTTAGGAACAGGTGCATACGCAGCTATACCTGATGAAAACGCAGGATTAAACCAACCCGGCAGAGACGCATATTATGACGGGCAAGGAAATTTAGTTATAAGAGACGGAGCAAATACTGGTAATTCTTATCAAGATAAAGTAAATTCAGGAGAAATTGTACCAAAAATAACAAAACAATCTTACGAAGAATTTAAAAAACAAAAAGATATTTTTAATAACACGGGTAGCGTTACAGATAAAATGTTTTCAAGATTTACTGGTTCTGAAGCAGACCCTTCAAATAAACCTCAATTTGCAGAAGAAGCTGAATTATACAGATTAGAAATGGGTTTAGGTGGACCTAGACAAGATTCTATATATTCTGATGAATACAATAAAAAAATTGCAGAAATGCAAAAAACTCAAAAAGGTAAATTTAATATAGCTTATAATGCTTTACCTGATACTGATGCAATTTCAGCAACAACAGCAAAAGCAGAACTAGGAAAATTAGATGATGCTATATCAAACATAACTACTGGTGCTGCAATGCTTGAAGGCAGTCAACCTCCTCAAAATATATATGGTGATAGGATAGAAAGAGGAAGATATGATGAAAATGGAGATTTCCAACCTGACGAAATAGGAAAAGGAGAAGATAGAGGTATTATTGCTAGGACTTTTGGATTTGGAGACGAACCAATATACAGAGAAAAAATGTATGACCCTGAAACACAAAAATATATTTCTGACGACAATGGAAGAATACTTACAGAAGCTGATTTAGTAAGGGGTTCTAGGGAAGTTACTAATTTTCAAAGCACATCTTCAAACTCTCTTAATATAGCAGACGACCCTAGAAGCAATCCTAATAATATTGCTTTTAACGCAACAGGAGAAGGAATAGGCCCTGTTGTTGCTCCTACAGAAACTGTAGGCACAGGCACAAGCAGAACTATTTATACTAACCCTGATGGAACACAAGCTGTTGGAGGAATGAAATCAAACACAGTAAATGCTCCTGCTACTGGAGATTTAGCACAGATAATGGGTTTAGCTAACTTTTTGTCAAACCAAAACAAAAATCAATATATGGGAAATACAGGAAATTTTAATATGGGTATTTTTAATAATCAAACCCCAATGCAACAATACTATGGACAAAGACCTCTTGGGTTTTTAGACCCTGAGTTTTATAGACGTATTGGTGGAATGTTTCAATAGGAGAAAAATATGAGCTTATTTGATGATATACAGGTAGTCGGTAGTCAATTAACATCGTTTTTTGATGAAGATAAAAACAGAGTACAAGGTAGCCCTGAACCTAAAATGCCTAGTAGCATAAACCCACAAGACGTAGCTACGTTTTTTAACCCTAATTTAGCCCTTATAGAAGGTGCTATTACAGGTAATGTTACTAAAGCAGACTTAGAAAAATATAAAGAAGCAAAAGGAATAAACGATATGTTTGCTCTTGCAGCTAGAACTGCACCAAGCATAGGGCGAAATTCACAAGGTTTTCAAACTGCTAATCAAACATTAGCACAAGGGTTTGATGCACAAGACAAACAAGGAGAAGAATTGCTGAATACTTTAAATGAAACGAGGACAGCTATAAATGTTACTCCCCCTCCTATATCTTCACAAAGAGAGTATTCTATAGAATCACAAACACAAGATGCTTTAATACCCGAAGCTTTTGGAGTTTTCGATGGTCTCCAAATGGGAGCTGCAAGATTCGGCTCTGCATTAGGTATTAGTAATCTAGAATCTAACAGAGCATTAGCAGCTAGAGAAGAATTAAATAGGTCAATATTATCTACCGGAGCAAGTCTTTATTCAGGTAGACCTTCAAAATTCTTATTAGAACAAATACAAAAAACAATGCCAATAGGCACACTAGAAGGCGATGATTTAGCATATGCTAAATATTCTAGGTTAAAAAATATTTTTAAAGACCAAATTAAGCAAATAGAAGGTTTGTATAACAACACAGAAAGCAAAAGCAAGAGAACAGAATATGAAAATAAACTTGGCGATTTAAATCATATGGTAGACCGGTTAACTGTGGTTCAAGGTGCTTTTGAAAAAAGTGGCTATGGAAACAAAGAGTTTTATGAAACAGAAGGTATGTTTGCTGGTGAATTTACAGAACAAGATTTAAATGATTTAAGTAACTATTTTGAGCAATAATTATGGATTTATTAGAAAGAAAAAAATTAGAAGATTCTATACAAGAAGAATTCAATAATTACAAAAGAGCAGGTTCTACTTTATTACAAGCAAACAGAATAGATGCTAAAAAATATTATGCTAATGTTAGAAACAAAGGCATACAACTAGGTCTTTTGACAGAAAATGACTATCCAACTGATTTGCCATCTTGGGCAGAACCTGTTATGCGTGTTACAGGTGCTACATTAGGTGCTGTTGCAGGTGGTGCAGTAGGTATAGCAGGTAAACAAAGACCTTTAAGGTCTGCATCAGTTGGTGCTGGTTTAGGTGGAGCAGCAGCTACAGCAGCTTATAGAGAACTAGCAGAATTATTAAATCCTGATTTACCTCTAGCTCCTATTGGTAAAAAAATGTCTGACGCTGGTATTGCAGGAGCAATAGATTTTGGTGGAACAATGGTTGTTGGTGGTCTTTTCAATGGAGTTGGAGCATTATTAGGCAAAGGAAAACAAATATCTCAAAGAGGTGTTCAAAATTTAGGAAACAAATCTAATGAAGCTTTAAAAGATATAGCAAAAAATAAAATACAACCTAAAGTAGGTTTTTTACAAAAGATGTTTACTAGCCAAGAAAAAAGACTCGATGGTTTAGTTGACCAAACAATGAAAGAAATGAGAGAACAGGGGCTTACTCCCTATATGGCGGCTATGACACCACCTATTATAAAAAGTTATTTTGAAGCTGCTGGTGTAATGCCTATATTTGGTAGACCCGTTCATAAATTAGCACAAAACCAACAAAAAGAATTAGTTACAAGACTTGTAGAAGGTGTAAAAAGAGATGTTAGAAATGGTGGCGATATAGCACCTTTGTTACAAAAAGATTCTTTCTTTCTACAAGGTGGTAAAATAGTGCGTGGCAAATCTTATGATTTAAAAGGGAATGTTGTAAATAACGCACAAAAAGAAAATATAAATGCTCTCAATGGTGCAACATTTATGAAAATGGTAGAAAAAAATATAGATGATTTATCTAAACAAAAAAAAGATTTATACAAAATATATGATGATAGCGTAATAAATGTATCTCCTGTTGCTCTGCAAGGTACACAACTATCAAAACAACTAGGAATTGGCACAAAAAATAAAAATGGTATTTTTTCATCAAATTTTAGTAGGTCTATTGCAGATGGCACACAAGAAGGAGCAAATGCTTTGCGTGATGCAGCAAGGTTATATATGACACCGGGCAGAGGAGAGTATATTTTGCAAGGCGTTGGGCAACATATAGCAAAAGGTAAAATTAATGGTAAAGGATTAAATCAATTATATTCTAACGTAAGAGATTCTTTATCACTAATAAATAACAACGCAAGAAAATCAGGGGTAGCAGAAAAAGCTTCTGACCAAGTAGCTTTACCTAGATTATCTGTATTAAAAAAAACAATAGAAGAAGCAATAGAAAATTCCGGTGCAAAAGGTGCAGATGCAGCAAAAAAACTTTTAGCTGCAAAAAACGCTGGACAACTATTTAGAACTGCTGTTAAACAAAACGCTGACGCTTTAAATGTTATGGGTTCTCAAAACGCATTAAAAATTTTATCAAAAGAAATGCCTGAATATAGTATTCAGGGTGTTCGAATGGGTACTGTAGACAAAGGTAGAGCAACTGTAACAGATGTTATTAATAAATATTACAATAAACCCGATTTAGAATCCCAAAAATATTTAAAAAGTTTATTAGACGGCAAGGAAGGTTCTAAGTTTGGCGAATATAAAGCATTAGTTTCACAAGAAATAGATGATTTATTCTATCAAAATGTATTTAAATCTGTAAATAAAGGTGGGAACTGGAAAGGAACTGTAAATGATTACAATAAAGCTTTTGGTTTACATGGTGAAGGAAGTGGATTAATGAAAGCTAAAATAAGAACAGCTTTTCCAGAAAAAGAAGCTAATAATATAATTAATAATTTAGGACAAATATCAAAAATATTAGATAATCATATGGTTACACAACCTAATTTTAGCAAATATCTTGTTAGAAACGCAGCTATTTCAGGAACTTTAGGATTTGGAGTAGTTGGCATAGGTGGTGCTGCTTTAGGTGGATTATTGGGAACAGCAGTAAGCATGGGAGCTGTTTATGGAATAGTAAGTTTTCTTGCAAAACCATATGCAAAAGGTCTTATTAATACAGCTATTAACCAAGCTGGAACAAGAGCAGGGACTGCTGCTGGAGAAAGAATTACAGCAGAAATTTCCCAACTTAGCAAACCTGCTGCCAAATTTAATGCAAAAAAAGAACAAATAATGTCTAAATTAAATCCTGAATTATATAACAAATTTAAATTAAGTTTAGAAGGTTCTAGACAAACAAGTATTGAAAGTTTAGCACAAACTGCTGATTTTATTGAAAGACCTGATGAAGATATATTAAATCCAGTAGGAGGTATAAGATGATACCAATGGAATTATTGTCAATGTTAGCGTCTACTGTTTTAGGTGGTGTTATGTCTATCATGGCACAGAAAGGACAAGCAGAAGCTGAAAGAGAAAAGATGTTAATGCAAAGAGCAGATTTTGCAGCTAAACAGACTGACAAAGCCCGTAATGTATCTGACCCTCACACCAAACATACTAGACGATGGATAGCTTTGATGTGTGTATTTTCTATTATCGTAGTGCCAATTGTTGCACCAATATTTACTGACGTTAATGTGGCATATCAAATTGTAACTGAAGCTGATAGTGGTTGGTGGATATTTGGCTCTACTTATGAAACATCATATTTTGAAGAAGGTAATACAATTTTTATAACAAACCTACAATCACACACAATATTCTCAATTATTGGGCTATATTTCGGTGGTTCTTTAACTAGGAAATAATATGGTAGCTAAAAAATATCAAAACAAAACTGGGGGATTAAACGAAGCTGGTAGAAAATATTTTAAAAATAAAACAGGAGCTAATCTTAAAAGACCGGTAACTGGCAAAGCACCAAAAGGCTCTAAAGCAGCAGCAAGAAGAAAGAGTTTTTGTGCAAGAATGGGGGGTGTTAAAGGCCCTATGAAAGATTCTAAGGGCAGACCAACAAGGAAAGCACTAGCACTTAGGAAATGGAAATGTCGCAAATCCTAACAAAACAATGTTTATGGGTAATGATAGTAATTATATTGGCTTATGGTATAGCTGACGCTATTGGTGATGTAACAAGTTCAGGAGCTACTACTAATACTCAATCAAATAACGCAGGTTCAAATACTGCAATAACGGGTGGGTATGAATCGAGTACAACGTACCAATCGGGTTCTAGCTCTAACAGCACAACAAATAACGAAACAAATAATAGTACAAATACTAAAACAGCAGTTAACAGCTCGTCAGCACCTGCTATGAGTGTTTATGGTCAAGATAGCTGTGTTATACCACTTGCAGCAGGAATTACTGTAATCGGCTTCTCAGGCACGTTTGGGAGTTATTATGTAGACCCTAACTGCGAAAGAAGAAAGTCTGTATCAGTATTAGCTAAATTAGGTATGAAAGTCGCAGCAATATCTTTGATGTGTCAAGATGAAAATGTATGGGAAGCTATGATGATGGCAGGTACACCATGTCCTATAGACGGACTAATTGGAGAAAAAGCTAAAGCTAAATGGGTTGAAAAACGCAAACAAGAATTAACAGGAGCTACTCAAGCTAAACCGAGTATGACTTGGAATGATTAAGCAATATGTCTTTAAAAAAACTGTGTTAACATTTTATTTATCAATCTTAATAACTGGTTGTGCTACACATTCAGTAACATTGGGAACGATGGAGGTATGGGGCAACAACGAAATAAAAGTTGACGCACCCACAAAACAATGAAATACTTAGTATTGTTATTCATTTGTTTTCCTATTTCCCTGTTTGCTGAGCAGACAGGGAATTTGGTTATTAACGGAACTTTTGAGAACAACAACTCTAACAACTGGACTACATCAGGAGATGTTCAGGTATTAGGCGACTGTTGTGGCAGTAATTACGACCTAGAGTTTGGAGATAATGGCAGTATAGAACAATCATTTGCCCTCATATCAGATGATATTACTCAACCAATGCTCAACAACGGCATAACTTTAAACTCTAGTGTTTTAGTGCAAAATGGAGAATGTGGTGTTTCAGGTTGTTGGGGAGGTAGTGGACTAGCAGATACTTTTACAATAAGATTACAAATAAAAGACTCAGATAGTAATGTATTGGCTACTACAACGCAGGAGAGAACTAATGTTACAGGAATTAATGGCAAAGATTTTACAGATAGTGTCTCGTATACAGGTATTGGTAGCAACATTGGAAATATTTTTATTAGTGGGTCTGACGCTAATAGTCCTGCTAATCTTGGCGGCCCTAATGTAGACAACATATCAGTTATCATGACTTATGATTCAACAGTATTATCAGCAATACAAACATCACATATAACAACTACTTTTCAAGAAGTAGAAGAAGTATTGTCTACAGAAATAGAAACAGTAGAATTTATACCATTAGAAGAAATAGTTTTTGAAGTATTTGAAGAACCTGAAATGGTAGCACAAATATTTGAAGAAATATTTATTGAAGAAATTAAAAAAGAAGAAATAAACACAGGTATTATTAACATATTTTTTGAGCCTGTCGAAACAATAGAATTAACAGAACTCCCACCTATTGAGAGTTTTGAAGAAATACCTATGGAGGTAGCATATGAAGAACCAACGACCATCGAAGCGTTCTCAGCAAAAATCGAAAGCTTTGAAGAAAACATTGAAACAAGAGAAAGTTTTAACAACACGCCAACAGGCGAAATCATACAAGAGTTCTTTGAAGAAGAACGGCAGACCCTCATCGAAACCGAAAACCCTAGCAGAATCTCTCAGCGAGAAACTCCACTTGAAGAAGTTCGAGGAGGAGTTGAAGAAGAAACAAATGTTGAAGAAACAGCAAGAGGAGGAAATGAACCTGCACCAAGAGAAAATGAAGAAAGAGTTGCTTCAGAGCCTACAGGAACAAGCACAGTCGCAGAAAATACACCTGAAACTGTGGAAGAAACTGAAAGCAATGTTTCTGAACCTGAAAGAGAAACTGCAGTTGCTTCTGAAGAAGTAGATGAAACTATCGGAGAAGGAGAAACAACAGATAGTGAACGAGGAAATGGAGGAACTGAAACAGTTGCTCAAAGAGAAGAAACCCTCGAAAGCAGTAATACAGAGGTGGAAGAAAGCAGGGATAGTAGAAACACTACAGTCAATACTCAAACTATTTCAATAGAATCTATAGAAAAGAAAGTCAATGAAACTCTTAAACGAGTAGACCAAAGACTAATTGCCACTTCCCTCATAGTAGCAAGGGCTATGGAAAGCCCACTTTCTATAGACAATTACGGACAAACCAACAATAATATATTTAATAATCAATTAGTTATTGATGGAGGTAGCTATGATGACCAAAGAGAATACCTTGATTTGCGAGATATATATGCTGAGAATCAAATTGCATATAGTGACCCTATTGCAACAAGTCAAAAGATTCTTCAGGAATCTATAGATAATCGCATAAGAGCAGAAGAACATTTAAAAAGAATAAGAGGATATTAATATGGGAGTTAAAGAATGGCTAGGAATAGGCTCACTCATTATTACATTACTGGGATTTGCAATCTTTCAAGGAAAGCTAATCGAAAGAATTAATGTGCTTGAATCTCAAAAAGCAGTAGATATTAAACCTTTGACAGCAGACATTGCCATTAATAAAGCAGAGATAGCAGTATTAAACGCTAAAGTTAATGAAATGAAAGCAAGGTCAGACAACCCGTTAGGACAATAATATGCCAAAAAAAGCAGACTTAGATAAAGAAGCCAAGTTTATAGAATTTTTTTGTGAGGGAGATACACAAGGAAACGCTAAAGCTAGTTGTATAAAAGCAGGTTGGGATAAAGATAAAAGCCCTAGCCAAATGGGTTCTTATCTTCGCAAAAAACTATCTAACGAAATTAGAAAGAAAAACGAAGAAAGGATAGCATCTACTTCTAGTTACGCAATTAGCAGATTACAGGATATGTTAAATTCAGAACAAGATTCTGTAGTTTTAAATTCTGCAAGACTTGTTTTAGAACTAGGTAATTTTAATCCTCAGACTATAAACTTAAATATAGATGACACCAAACAAAAATCTGACGCAGAATTGATGGAAGAATTAGCTGTTTTAGTTAAAGATATGCCCGGTTTTGCACCAAAACTTCAAGAAATGGAAGAAAAAAAATCTAAAAAAATTATAAAAACAGTAAAAAAACAATCACCTAAACCATCATTGACTAAACATTAAAGCTCATATTTGGGGTCATGGTATAGACCTTTCTGAGGTTTTTTTTGTAATTTACGTACTTTTACTTCTTTGCGTGTAAAAGACACAGTTTCAGGTAATCTTTCGCTATCTTTAACAACTTTGTCAATCGCTTCTTCTTCCGAAACTGCACCAACTGCACCACTAAATACAACTGTTGCTCTATAACAGTAGTAATTTTTTTTCATACATCTCCTAATTTATCTAAAGCACTAATCTCAATATCTATTAATTTTTCCATAATTATTTTATATTTTTCTTTATTGAAATCTTTTTCTTTTACACCAACAAAGCTAGACCTTATTAAATCTGTATATATAAAATTACCTTCATTGCAATGTGGGCAGTTTTCTACGGAATTTTTGAATAAAAGCACACCAGTTCCATTGCAGAATGGACATTTTGTTATAATAGATTCTGTTATACCGGCTTGTACGTAGTTTGACACCAAATCGTTTGACACCAAATCATCATTTACACCAAATAAAATTTCTAATTCTTTTACTAAATTAAAATATATTTTTCCACGAGAAGAATCATCATCTAAAAACTTAGATAAAACGTAATATAATTCATTGTTGTTTAATCTTGCGTAAGAAAGTTTTAAAAGCACATCTTCTGACGTAATAGAGTCGTGGCTCTTTGACCTTGTGGAAGACAAATCACATGATGAGGGCAATAGTTTTGCTAATAATTCAGCTTTCAAGCTTCCAAATCCTAAATTTTTCTTTTGCAATAGTACGAAAAGACACTTTAATGCCTTTTTGCCAAGCATAATGTCTTACTGCGTCAACAATTTTATATTCATTTACCACAAAAGACTCCCCCTTTTTCATGTTAATCATAGCTTGTATATATTCATCATACTTGCTTCTAGCACTTAAATGAACATCTTTTTCTATCTTAATCATTATTTTTGTACCATTCGTATAGTTCTTCTTGTGTACCAAATTTTTCTTCGAATGTTTTTTTATTATGGTGTACTCCGTCTTTGCCCCTATGATGTAAATAACAAAGCCCGACAAATTTTTTTTCGTTCCTCAATCCCATTCCTGCCCCCGTTAAATGATGAATTTCACATTCTGAAAAAACCCCATATATTTTAGCACATACAACACAACCAAATGACGCACATTTTTTATATTCTTCTCGGGTTTGTTTGTTGGGTTTCTTAGCCATGTTTAAAAATTATGTGTTAACACACTTAGCTATACTCCCCCCAAAGTGCAGACCTAAATGTCTGACACTTAATCGTCAAACGGGCTTTCCTCTTTTTCTACTTCTGAAAGATAATCTACTTGTATATCCCATTTAGATTCTAAATCATCACAAAAATCATTAGCTTCTTTTTCGCTAAATCCTACTTCTTGCAATGCTCTCACAGAATAATTCCTGTTGTAGTCTTCCCCCGAGTTTTCTATTTCTTCTATTGTATCAAAATAAAAATAATTACACGTTTTGCTCATCAGCTTAACTCCTGATAAAATTTCTTTTCTCTGCGTACATTTGCAGATTGTGTTCTAAATAAATCACAAAACAATTCAGCAGACTTAATTTTATGCCTTAAACCTATGTATTTTTCTTTAGCTTCAGCTATCAAGTCTATGTAATCTATCACTTTTTGTTGTGTGTTAGCGATAGCTTCTCTCTCTTTTTGCGTCATTTTGTCATTCATTAGCTTTAAATATTCCATATCTCTATGATATTTCATTTCTGAGTTATATTTTTCATATAAACTCTCCCATTTGGCAAGTTCTTGCCCTAGCTCAGATATTTTGTGAACGGCTTTTTCTAATGTTTCGTCCCCGAGCTTAATCATTTTTCTTCTTTAGGCACGATTGCCATTCCCTCGTTATTTTTTGTATTTACCAATTCTGTCAAAAGCTTTTCAATGAGAGCCAAAATTTCTTTTTTCCCGTCTTCATTTCCCATAATATAATCTTCTTGTGAATATACACCTTTTTTTTCAGATACTTTTGTTTCACTTACATAGATTATATAAAGCTCCATTATTGCTTTCTCATAAGTTTCTTTTGTATTGTTGGCTAATAGCCTGTGGAATTCGTTCATATCTATCATTTAATCACTCCTATTAATTTATTTTTTACTTTTGTTGGCAAACTATCAAAGTTCTCTTTCGTTTTGTGGCTTCGATAAAGCTCAACAAATCTTTCTTCTATTTTTTCGTAATCTTTTTCGCAAGTTTTGTTCAATTTTAATCCCCCGAGCATTTGGTAAACCTTGTTAGCCGTTTCATCTTTTACTTCTTTTCTGTTAAAAAAATCCAAAAGATACTTCTTAATTTCTAAACTAGAATCAGACAGGTTTTTAACCACATCACAAACTTGTGGCTTCCATTCGCTTGATTGTGTATGTACTGAAAATGCCCTGATACAGTCTTCCATTTGATATGTTCTCAAAGCTAACCAAAAAAATCCTTTTTGTGTGTTATTGAGTAATTTCTGTTTAGGATATGCTTTATCTACTAACTCGATAAAAGCCTTAAATTCTTGTTCTGTCATTATTCCTTGTTCCTTAGTTATTTATAACTTATTTATTAATAACTATAGTTAATTATAAATATATATGTTTATTTATATATAATTATACATACATAGTTATCTATAATTATTAGAAAGTCAATATAAAAATTATTCAAATATTCCTTGCATTGTATAAATCTTTGTATTATTGTGGTATTTGAAACAAGGAGAAAACAATGAAATTTGATAAAGAAACGAAAGTTTTTATGGAAACCTACGATTTAGACGAAAATCTATTTTGGGATTGTCATGGAAGCCCTATCCTTTTGCATAGAGGTTGGCTAAAAGTAGCCAATAAATTAGGCATTGCAGATTACGAACTTACCGAGATAGAATTTAATAGCCAAGCAGGAATTTGTGTTATCAAATGCTCTGCTACGTTAGACGGAATTACTCATACAGACTACGGGGAATCTTCCCCAAAAAACAATACCAATGCTTATATTTGGGCAATGGCTATCAAAAGAGCAAAAGACAGAGTTATTAGGGAATTTACAAATGTGAGTGGTGTAGTTTATTCTGACGCAGATTTAGTAAAAGGAAAAGACGGAAAACTGCAAATGGCAGATAAAGTCGATGCTTTTGAAAGAACAACAGATGAACAAGTAGCCGAAGCTATTGCAGAAGTCAAAAACATAAAAAACAAAAAGGTTATAAAAGATGAAAAATCTAAATCTAAGAAGCAGTAATTTTATAAATTATATTTTTGGAAAATATGTTTCTCGGGAAGAACAGTTAGCACTTGATTTAGAGGGAAAAGAAAGAGAAATCGAGGGAGATTGGCAAAAATACATAATGAATTATGGGAATCTTCACGAAAAGCATGGAATTGCAGAATGGGTTGTATGGGCAGAAGAAATGCCAAACTATATACTCGATAAACAAAAGTCGTTTTCCGTCCCAAATTGGCTCGATTTAGACCAAGAAGAAACAATTAGTCTAAGTAGCACTCCTGACGGGATAAAATCAGATTTTAGCTGTATTCTTGAAGTCAAATGCAGTATGGGTGGCAAGTCATGTTATAAAGATTTACCAAAAGATAAGCTTCCTCAAATATACGGGCAACAAATGGTGTTGAATAGTTGGTTAGAAAGCCAAAAAAACAAAGAAAGAGTAGAAAAAACTCATTTAATTAATTGGACACCGAATCACACTAAAATTTGGGAATGTAAAAGAAACGAAGAATTTGAAAATTATCTTAAAAAATATTTAGAAATATATTCATGGGCATTACTGAATGAAAAAGATGATGAATTAAAAAAACCAATAGAACAATTTAAAGGAGAAATAGAAAAAAGTATTAGCTTAATATATGAAGCTAAAGTATGTGTTTAAAAATAAAGTGTTAACACAGAGAAGGGATTGATGTCGTTAGTTGGGACAGTTATACCTCGAAAGAGATGTAGAATACTATTAACAATGGCTCTTGCGTATAGATGAAACCATTGGGCATTAATAGGGATAGATAGGTAATAGCATACAAATTAATTGTATTGGTCAGTATGCAGACACTTTACAAACCTATCTATCCTTAATGAATTGCCTAGTGAAATAGACAAAAGGAATTGTAAACAATGGAAAACGGCTAGGTAATGGGATAGATAGGGAGCAATGGTGTAGGTATACCGACTGCGACTAAGGATATGCAAACAGAAGCAGACCAAGCATACACCTATCTATCCTTAATGAATTATACATAACATGGGAGTACGCAAGTGTTATGTATGGGTGGGTGTAATCTAGAATATGCACTCACCTTAATGAATTGCTCATGGGGATATAATGGACATGAGTATGGGATAGGTAGGCATAGATGGTTGGTGATTCTTAGTCCTTGAAAGCCAACATAAAGACTACCAAGATGACTATGTATGGAGCAAAACTAGTCTATCTATCTCTTAATAAATTAACAAGGAGATATAGGAGGATAACAAATGAGTGAAAAAATAACATATCATGAATATGGAGATATCAAAACCGAAAACATCAACGAATACGGGGACATTATAAGGCTTGACAAGAATATAAAAGTTTGTCAATATTTAAGTATTGAACAAACAAGGAGAAGCCAATGGCTAAAAAAGACAGAATAATTAACGGGTGGAACGTGTCTAAACCCGAAACAAAAATAGAGAAAGTGTTAGCACATCTCATGGAAAAAGAAACTATTACATCATGGGAAGCTATAACAAAATACAAAGCAACAAGACTATCATCAATAATTTTTAATTTAAGAGTACATTTCAATATAAAATCCGTTGAAACTCGGGTAGGAAAATCACATTTTGCTACATACGTTTATAAAGGTAAGAAAAAATGAATGAAAAATATATATATGAAGTAAGCGAATCATCTGTTGATGTTAGGTCATGGACTATTGAAAGTGATAAACAGCTAACAGAAGAAGAAGTTTCAGACATCTATCAAGACTCACGGATAGAAGATGTGAGTAAGGAATATCAATATTCAAAAGGTATTACGATTACTTATGACGGAACAGAGTACGGAGATGACGCACAACCATTGCTTGAGGGAGATTTTAAAGATGAGTAAATTAAAAACTAACGCATGGAATGATAAGCCGAGAGAGTATTGGGTTTCATGGGACTATGATTTACCAAATACAGATTTAGCAGATTTATTGTTATCAGAAATAAACGAGTTAGTAAAAAAACATGGCATAAGCATAGGCTATGTTTATGTTGAAGATGAAGAAAATGGGAATAATTATAGAATAGAATTAACAACAGGGAAAGCTAATGAGTAAAGGCGACAGAGTAAGAAAATTCAACAAAGAGAAGTTTAACACTAATTACGACAACATATTTAAAAAAGATGTGTTAACACAAAAAAAACCAATTACACGGGAAGAAGAAGAAAAGATGATGAGAGAATTTTACGCAGAAATGAAAGAACAAAAAATTGTTGAATTGTCTGAAATTGTATATACAACAGTAGTAGATAATTTAGTCAGAATAGATAGAGAGTTAGAAGAATCTTTTTATAAAAGAAACGAGGAGTCTAAGGTCATGGAAAACACTTACAGAGGGAACTCTTTATACAATGACATAGAGTATGAGATTAGAGAATCGGGGATAATCACGGAGTAAGTATGAGTCAATTAAATAAGATAGAGGGGTATTGTTTGAGAGTTATAAAAGAATCGAAAGAATTTTTTAGCAACCCAGCAAATGATGATTTTATAGATGTAAATACACATCACGAAAGACAACAAATGGCAGAAAACATATTAAACATAATACAGGAGAACAAAAAATGACGGATAAACCAATATTTGAAAATCTATTTATTAACGATAAATACCAAAAAGAAATGGAAGAATTGTTTGATAAAGCAAAAGATTTGTATATGAACGAGGGCAAAGCTTTCCCCTTGTTTCAAAACAATAATTTTTTGTCTAGCCAAGACGCAGAGCCACAATCCATATCTATTTGGTTAAACGAAAAAGACGGCAAGAGATTTGTGACGTACAAAAAAGAGAAAAGAAAAGTATTCTCTAAAGAAAACAAGCCAAAACAAGAGAACAAAGAAGACAATGAATATGCAAGGGTAAAGAATGGGGACGATGATTTACCATTCTAGATATTAATGTTAACACATGGAGAATTAAACATGACCTATTGGACAGAATACTATAAAAAAAATGCTGAAAAAATAAAAGAAAGACAAAAAAACAGATACGAAAATCTCTCTCAGGAACAAAAAAAAGAATTATTAGAAAAAGGTAAGCTAAAAAGAAAAACAGAAGCCAAAGAAGAAAGAGAGGTAAGACTATCTAAGCAAAAAGAAAGATATTTAAAAAACAGGGACGCAAGACTTGAATATCAGAAAAGGTATAATCAAGATAAAAAAAATTATACTAAACAATTAGAAGAAAAACTAAAGTCTTTAGAAAATAGAAGTTAACACAAAAATAATAAATGCTTAACTGCCATTGACAATAACAACAATATTGACTAATATTTAATTATGACTAATAATTATTTAAAAGATTGGAGAAAATCTAGGAATAAAAAATATTACAAGAGATGTTTAGAACAGGCTAAAGATTTTGATATGTATCATAAATTCATATCATGTTTTAAAAAAGCAAAAGATAAAGGACTTGATATCGAACCCTCTTGTGATTACGCATTGGCTATGTGTCGCTTACCTAAACCAAAAGGCAAATGTTGTGCCTGTCGTACTGAATGCAAATTCAAAGGAATGAACCATTATGGTAGAGGTTATGACCAAGACGGGAACGATATTGATGAGCTTTTAGCATGGTACTTGCAAATTTAAACAAATAAATAACAGGAAACATAATGAAAAAATATACAAAAGACGAAATAATTGAAGAAGTGACAAGCACTATGATTTATTTTTTTGAAAACAATGGTTGGGAAAAATATAATAAAACAGAAGAATCGGGTAAAATTGTCGTAGATTGTATGATGAATGTCGTGCTAGAGAGTATACACCATTGCATAGTGATGTCAGCTAAAAGTCGGAAATACTCGGAAGAAGAATGTTTTATGATTTTAGAACAGCTTATGCAAGATATCGTTAGCGAGTGGATAGAGGTTGAAAGAGAAGTTTTAGATATAGAGAAAAAGAAAAAAATTGTAGTAAAGAATAATACTAGAACAAAACATTAGCATTTAAAATTATTGTGTTAACACATTAAAAATAAAGATATAAAAAGTTTGATGTTATACTATAACAATGCTATACTAATTTATATTAATTGAAACAAGGAGAAACTTATGGAAATATTTAAAAAACAAGAAACAGAACCAAAGAGAACATTAAGATATGGCATCGTCTATACATCAGAGTACAGCACAAACAGTATGTACACTCATGCGTCAGAAACATGGGAAGATGAAGACAAAGTAATAGACTTAAAAAATGCTCTACAAAAAATGTCGCCAAAAAGAAATTATCAAGTAGTAGTCTTTATGGAAGAAGAACATTTAGAAGCCGTAGAATGAAACTACATACAGACAGAGATATAATGACTATGGCTTCAGAAAAAGAGGTATCAGAGGGAAACAATTACTCTGATACCGAGATTAGAGCCAATGAAATACAAAAGAAGTGTACTAAGATAGGCATAAAAGGTCTTAGATTGCTTCATAGTCACTACTTAGACAACGTAAATAACACCAATTTATGTACTCTTGCTGATTGCATATGGCTTATGGCGATAAAGCAAGAGATAGCAAGAATAAAAGCAAAGTATGGGACAGGTTGTCCCGAGAAAATAAATGAGATGAAAGAATCAGAAAAATGATTTATTTTTTTTGTGTTAACACTTTTATTAAAAACAACAAAAAAGGCAAGTCGTTAAACTTGCCTTTATGTTATAACTATATAACTGCTTCTTCCTGTAATTCAGGGAAAGAAACATTTTTACCCTCTATTCTTTCTTTTAAATAAGTAGAATGTTTTATATCGTTATATATTTCACGTTGCATTTCTTCAACGTGTGGGAGTAAAGGTTTCAAATCTACTCTCTTAATGATTTTTGTTAACTCGCCATTTTCGTCTGAACAAGTTTTTAAAACTCTATCTTGGCTTGTTTGCAATTCCTTAATTAACAATCGCAAAGCCGTCAAGGTTAAAAACCTTTCGTCAAGCTCAGAATCTTCACTGAGTCTTGGGTTATCAACAGTAATCATCTCAATCAAGTCTGCCATAATCTCATCTCTTGATAAACATAATGTCTTACTTGATATATTTTTTGTTGCGTCTTTTAACATTTTTCATATCCTAGTGTGTTAACACACTCATTTTAATTGTGTAGTCAAATCACTTAACTACTACAGATATGATAAGTAATTATTGCAATAACGTCAACATTTATTATGATTTATTTTTATTGTGTTAACATTTTAGACAGCTAATATATTACACCATTGTAAGTTATTGATTTTTATAGATATTTTGCCCTTGATTTTGCCCTCAAAATAATCTTCATGAGTAATACATCATCAATATTTATTTTAAAGGCATTATGAAGCTGTCAAAGAGCCGATTTTTTCAGCTAATCAATTCTCGCCCTCTGTTTTGCCGTTTCTTCCTCTCCGTCAAGCTCATCTTCTATTACTACCCTATCATCAAAACCAAGAGGAATTAAATAGTCTTTCGGGAATACCCAGAGATGATATTGGTTAGCCGTATCTACTAGTCTTTTTTCATTTGGATATAATTGTATCGCTTCCGAATCTTCTCCACATATTTGATTTTTTATATCTTGCAAATCTCTCCAATCCTGTATGGCTTCCCTGTCATGCCTTTTTATGCTTAAATATCTAATTCTTCCCTTGAATTCTTCGTAAGAATATTTCATATCATCTACCATTTTTTCATTATAATATATTACTTGGTATATATCGTTAACGTATAATTTAGCATTTTCAAATTCTCTATATAATTTTTTTGCCGTATTCCAAGTCATGCTAGGAGCATTTTTACCCGTAGTGGGGTTAATTTTTTTTCTGCATTTTTCATAGTCATCAATAATTTTTTGAATACGTTGTTTTACGTTTCTCCCGTGATGATTTGTTGTTGTTAATTCTAGTTTTTTCATTTTCTCCCTCTTGGGCTTCCATGCCCGTTAAATGATTCCTTTATTTTTTAATTGTTAACACTTGATTTTTAATTCAAGTCTTTTAGTTGATATATACCCTCTTTGATTTTGTACGATGTGATTTTTTTATCTTCTCCTAGAAAAGCATTTCTATGCTTACCTGTTGTTAAAGAGTAATCCCATGTTTTATTATCGAGAAAAGTTTTCCCGTCATAGAACTTAATAGCTATTAATGAATCGTAGCTATAAAGACGTAAACAATCATCATCCGATAATACAAAATAATTACTACCTCTTTCAGATACTTTTAAATTTTCAATATTCATATATTTACCTTTTATTTAATTAGTATGATTGAATCACTCAATCATTAATATAATTCTACAATTAATTAGTTAGAATTTAAACTTTTATTTTATAATAATAATGATTTATTTTTTTAGTGTTAACATAAAATTTTTAAACATATTACTTGCTCTTGATATTGTTCTTGCTCATGTGATTAAATTTTTAGTGTTAACATTTCAATTTTAAACACGGCATAGATTAAAATAATAGTAAATAGTAAAACGTAAAATATAAATAAAATAAAAGTTGACTTTCTAAAATATTACTAAATAAAAATCCTCTGTAAGTCATTGATTTTACGTGGCTCGAAATCATGCCCATTTTGACGTTTTTACAATGTCCCGTGTATGATTATACCTTAAAGGTTGTTATCTTCTGTAAGCTCCTTATCGGCTCATTTTTGACGTTTTACAAAAGTCAAGCATTATTTAATTTAATTTCAATATTTAAATTATTCAATACTATATATATATAGTATAAACCCGTATTCAAATAAAAATAGTTAACATTTTCTTTTTAAATATGTTGATTAAAGCGTCCAATTTGATATAATTTAAATATGGATAAAGTGATTTTATTCAGTAAATAAATGTTTCACGTGAAACAGGAAGAAAAAAAAATGAAAACATTAAACAAAAAACATCTAAAAACTATCAATGACCTTATTTTTACAATAAGAACTAATAATGATTGTAGAAATAATATTGATAATAAAGATGTACAGACAGATGAAGAAAAAACATTTTCTACCTATCTTTTTTGGGATACAAGGTTAGTAAGTGTGGAGCTATATGAAAATTATGGTATCGCTTTACTTAACAAGTGTACATTAGAAAATGTTATAGCAGAAAAAGAAGCAATCATTTCTCGTCATGACAGAGCATACATTAGGTGGCAGGAAGCAAAACAAAAAGTCGCATAAGGCAACAATAAACCGAGAGGAGAAATAAATCTCCTCTCATAACAGGAGAAGACAAAATGAAAACGGCAACAAGAAAAAAAACAGAAAGAAAAAGCGATTATAAAAATTATGCTCCTTTTAACAATCCGTCTAATAAGCCGAGAGTTAAAGGGTTAAACATAATTCAATCAATCGCAGGAGAAAATGACAAGTTCAAAAAATTTCTTAATAAGAGAATTGATATGAATCTTGTTAATGATTTTCTTGCACATTTAGAAGAAGACGGCAAATATAATCTTGCTAAATTCTTCGGACAGTTCGGGGATAAATTTTATATTAATAAAGATTATCCTCAACATAGAAAAGATGATATTTTAATTACTAAATACGTTAGAAAATATCATAATATAGAAAACAACAAAGAAAGAGAAATATCAAAATCTAAAGTGAAAGAATCTGAACATATTATTAGACAAAAAATAATAGATAAGATTCTCCCAATGATAGCAAAAACATTTTTAGATAAATCAACAGATACTTTTAATCCGTCTGATATAAATGTTTCTTTATCTCATATATCAAGCAGAGGAAAATCAAAAGTTCTCGGAAATTGTTATACTAAATCATGCGACAGGCAAAACAAAAAAATGACGCAGATACATATAAATATTGATACTCTTTATCATGATGAAGAAAAGAAAAAACTTAAATGGTCAGTAAAAAACTTTTATGATTTTTTAGAAGTTCTTATTCATGAGTTAGTTCATGCGACAGATAATTGCAAAAGCTCACACGGAAAAGAGTTCAAGAGAATTGCGAAAGCCGTTGGTCTTGATGGTATTGGTGGTAAGTCGGGTAAAGATTTTACTAGCACAAAACCAAATGACGAGTTTGATATCATGTTTAAAGATGTTATCAAAGAGGGCAAGAAATGGTTATTCACTGAATGGAATTGGGAAAGCAAGAAAAGAATTTGTAAAACAAAAACCTACAAATGCGAAACTTGTGGAAGCAGATTCTCAGTGACTAATCAAAACGCAAAGCATACAAATGTTAAATGGGAATGTAATCACGCAGGGACAGATTACGAAAATGAAGACTCTACTGAAATGGTTGAAACAACAAAACCACAAAAACCATTAGAGCCTAATCCGTTTAACAAATAATACATAACGGAAAACTAAAGAGCATTATTAATTTAATGCTCTTTTTTTTTGTTTTAAATTTAACGTGTTAACATTTAATATTTAAATACGTATCAAGTTTTCATTGTAGTGGTCTAATAAAAAGATAAAGATTCATAAGTCGCAGAAAACCTTTTATTACTTATTCTTTAGACAGATATAACTATAAAACATTAATGAATTATAATTAGATTGTTAACACGTAAGATTTAAATACGTAGTGAATGAATAGTTTATAGCCACGCACTTTACCTTGAAATAAATCTTGCAGAATAAAAAAACAATTAAACAATAACCAAAAATTATTCCATGATTACAATTCCTAGATATCAATTACACCCTCACCCCCTCTAATACATAAACACAAACACCTTCGTTCACTTCACGCTATGGTGGGAAATATAAGACCATAAGCATCTACTAATATTGTTATAAAAAAACTTGATATGATGCAAAAAAAAGTGTTATATTTAGAAGTGGATTAGTGTGCATAAAATATGAGCCAAGAGAAAATACAAGAAATAATCACCACGCTAAAGAAACGGCACGAAGAAAACAGGCTTAATTACTATAAACCTTATAAATTTCAAAAGAGTTTCCACGAAGCTGGAGCAGAAGCTAATCAAAGATTGCTTATGGCAGCGAATAGGGTAGGTAAGAGTTATGTGGGTGCTATGGAAATGGCAATACATTTGACGGGATTATACCCTGATTGGTGGGTAGGAAAAAAATTTTTAAAGCCCATTCGGGCTTGGGTTTGTGGTGCGTCCAATGAAACCACAAGAGATATCTGCCAAAGCGAGTTATTTGGGCAACCTGATAATCCTAGAGATAAGGGTAAAGGTAGCATACCAAAGCACTTAATTGGCGAAACGACTAGAAAACCCGGTGTACCAAACGCACATTCCTCCGTATTGGTTAAACATTCATCGGGTGGTTGGTCAAGAGTAGCCTTTAAAGCCTATGAAATGGGTGCTGAAAAATTTATGGGGGAGTCTATAGATTTGGTGTGGTTAGACGAAGAACCAGCACAGGATATCTATTCACAATGTATTACTCGTACCCTAGACAGACAAGGGCAGGTTTACATGACATTTACCCCTGAATCAGGCATGACAGAGGTAGTACAGAATTTTACAACAGAATTAAGACCCAAACAGGCTTTAATATCGGCAGGTTGGGAAGACGCTAGTCATCTAACAGAAGACATGAAAGAACAGATTTTGGCAGCATTACCTCCACATGAGAGAGAAATGAGGTCTAAAGGGATTCCAACAATAGGTAGTGGACTCGTTTTCCCTATCCTAGAGGAGAGTCTAGCTTGTGAACCCTTCACTATACCAGAGCATTTCGCTAGAATCGCAGGACTAGACTTTGGTTATGACCACCCTACAGCAGTAGCTTGGTTGGCTTGGGACAGAGACGAGGATATTGTCTACGTTTATGACTGTTATAGCATGAGTAAACAAATACCTAGTTATCACGCAAGTCATATAAACGAAAGAGAGGGGAGTCATTATATCCCAATAGTATGGCCACATGACGGATATCAACATGATAAAGGCTCGGGCAAGACACTAGCAGAGCAATATAGGGAAGCTAGAGTCAATATGATGCCTTTTCATTTTGAAAATCCACCTGCATTGGGAGAAAATAAGGGAGGAAACTCGGTAGAACCCGGATTAATGGAAATGTTGAATCGAATGGAAACAGGAAGATTTAAGGTTTTTAATACTCTATACGATTGGTTTGGAGAGTTTCGTATGTATCATCGTAAAGATGGTAAATTAGTAAAATTAAAAGACGATTTAATGTCGGCTACTAGATATGCAACTATGAGCCTAAGACACGCAGACACAGAAACATCAAAATGGCACACAAAAGGCAGGTTAGGGCCTGATATATCAATAGTTTAAAGGAAAATAATGGTAAAAAAATACAAAAAAATGACCGAAGACGAATTAATTGCTAAATTATCGTCAGAAATAGACTCATCTACTGGACATATGAGCAGCGAACTCTCACACCAACGAGAAGAAGCTATGAAATACTATCTAGGAGAGCCTTTTGGCAACGAAATTGATGGTAGGTCAGAAATAGTAACAACCGATGTAAGAGATACTATTGAATACATTATGCCTAGTCTTATGCGTATATTTACAACGCATAACAATATAGCTGAATTTGAGCCACAAGGCCCTGAAGACATAGAAATGGCTAAACAGGCTACTGACTATGTTAATTATGTCTTTAACAAGCAAAATAACGGCTTTAAGGTCTTATATGACGCTTTTAAAGACGCATTAATAAGCAAAACAGGAATAGTTAAGCATTATTGGGAAGAAAACAAAAAAATAACAACAGAAAACTACGAAAATCTTACAGATATTGAATATCAGTCTATTTTAGCTAATGATGAGCTAGAAGTCTTAGAACATACAGAGACTCAAATAGAAAAACAACAAGTAGATGATTTTGGCAACTTAATTAGCCCTGCTGTAGTACAACATGACGTTAAAGTTAAATGTACTAAAAATTATGGACAAGTTAAGGTAGTTTCTGTACCTCCTGAAGAATTTTTAGTATCAAGACGAGCAGTAGATTTAGAATCTGCTACTTTTGTCTGTCATAGAGTTAAAAAAACAGTATCTGATTTGATTTCTGAGGGTTATGACAAGAACCTTGTAGATAATTTGCCTACTTATTCTCAGTCACAAGGAGAATGGGACGAAGAAAGATTGGCTAGATTTAGCTATGATGATGAAAGTATGCCTTCAGATGAGGGAACAGGTGCAACGAGAGCCGTTTGGATAGAAGAATGTTATATGCACATTGATTATAACGGAGACGGCATAGCAGAATTAAGAAAAATTACAAAAGGTGGCAATGTAATACTAGATAATGAAGAAATAGACATGATTCCGTTTTCTACTATTTGCCCGTTGCCGATTCCTCATAAATTTTACGGAATGAGTATTGCAGACACAGTTTCTGACATACAGTTGATAAAATCTACAATAATGCGTAATCTTTTAGACAATATGTATCTAACTAATAACGCAAGATATGCAGTATTAGCAGGACAAGTAGAATTAGATGACTTATTAACATCTAGACCGGGTGGAATTGTTAGAATGAGGTCTCCTAACGCTGTTACACCACTTCCCACACCACAAATACAACCATATGCCTTTCAAATGGTGCAATATCTAGACGGAATTAGAGAAGAAAGGTCAGGTGTATCTAAAATGTCGCAAGGATTAAACCCTGATGTGCTTACATCTCATGTAACGTCAGGAGCTATATCAGCAGCAACAGAGTCTGCTATGCAAAGAGTAGAGTTAATAGCTCGTATGTTTGCTGAAACAGGCATAAAAGATGTGTTTAGAAGCATTTATAACCTAGTACAAAAATACGAAGATAGAAAAAAAATTGTTTACCTTAACAACAAGTTTGTGCCTTTAGACGTTTCTCGTTGGAAAGAAAAACTTAATTGTACTGTAAATGTAGGCATTGGTAGTGGAAATCATCAATCTAAAATGCAAACAACTTCTGCAATTATGAATATTTTACAAAAATTAATAGAAAATGGTGGAATGGGGACTATGGTAACTACAGAAAACATTTATAATACTATTTCTGAGTTTATACAGCAGTCAGGTTATTCTAATCCTGACCAATTTATAACTAATCCAGCAAATATGCCACCACCACCTCCTCCTCAACCGAGTATTGACGAAAAAATAGCTACTCAAAAAGCACAAATTGAGGTTCAGAAACTACAAATAGACACAACAATGGCTCAAGCTAAACTTAAACTAGAAAAAGATATGGCAACAGTAGAACTTGCAATAAAACAACAAGAGTTAGAACTAAAAAAACAACAAATGGAAATAAACAAAGCAGAACTTGCTTTAGAAGCTACACAAGGAAGACCGGTAGGAATAGGCCCACAATAATGAACAGATTTAAACAAAGAGTAAACAGTAAAGCAGAGTACAACAGATTATTTAGCAATATGGTTAGAAAATTAAGGAGTCAAGGGTTGTCTCAGAACGATGCAGTTGCAAAAGCATTTACTACATTAGGTAAAAAAGCAACTGGCAGACGAGCATGAAAGATTTAAACGAATTAAATATAGAAATAGAGTTAATCAAGAAAGATATTAATGATATAAAAAACAATCACTTACAGCATATTGAGAGAGATATGAGAGATGTAAAGATTGAAGTTTTTAGATTTAAATATGTTATCTGGGGAGCTTTAGTTATATTTATATTAATGACAGATAAATTTACAGAACTAATGAGGTTATTATAATGTACGGATATAAAAAACCAAAGAAAGGCAAAAAGAAAGGAAAGGGCAAATGTTAACTAAAAGACAAAAAGCTACTCTTGCAAAACATAAAGTTCATCATACTGCAAAGCATATGGCTTTTATGCGTAAGGAAATGAATAAAGGTAAAACATTTACACAAGCACATAAATTAGCAATGAAAAAGGTAGGAAAATGAGTCTATACAGAAATATAAACAAAAGAAAAAAGGCAGGAACAAGTAGAAGTAAAAAAAATTCTACAATATCAGCTAAAGCATATGCAAATATGAAAGCTGGGTTTCCTAAAAAGAAAAAAAAGAAAACAAAAAAGAAAAAATAATTGAGTAAATTAACTGAAAAATCAGAACTTACAAACACAGAATTACAACAACTTATGTTGAAATATCGCATTTCAGTAAATGAGTTACACTTGAAGACATCTATTCCTAAGAATGATATTCATGGGTATCTCGCTGGGAGAAAAACTATAACCACTTATATAGTGGATAGAATCAACCAAATAGGAGCAGAAAATGGTAGATAAAGACAAGCAAATACAGGAAGGGCAAAGAGCAAAAGAACTTTTAGAAAATCCAATGGTATCTAACGCACTCAATAACATATTGAATGACGGATATCAAAGTTGGATTTCCACAGAAGCTTCAGATAGTAAAGCGAGAGAAACGCTTTATCATCAACAAATTGCAGCTTTAAAATTTAAACAAGTTTTGATTAACACTATTGAAAACGGAGTTATATTAGAACAGGAAAATAAACAAGGAGTTAAATAATGGCTAAAGAAGATATACCTGTATTAGAAAGCAAAAATAAAGGAATTCCAGTAACTGATGTCAGGTCAGCACAGGAAGCAATGATGGCTCAATTACAGTCTCCAGCAACGGAACAACCTGTAGAGGAAGAATTGCAAGAAGAAGTCGAGGAAATGACTTCTGAACAGGACATGGAGTCCGAATCAGTTAAAACGGAAGAAGATGACCCTAACGAGTTGTCTCCTGAAGATTTGGTTGACGATGAACAGGAAGTAGAGGACGGGACACCTAACTTATACACTATCAAGGTAGATGGTGAAGATAAACAGGTTACTCTTGAAGAATTACAGAATGGTTATAGTAGACAAGCTGATTACACAAGAAAAAGTCAAGTATTGGCAGAGCAACGCAAAAAAGCTGACGATGAATTAGCTGCGACTCAACAGGAAAGACAGCGTTACTTATCACAACTTGAACAATTTAACAGTCAAGCAGATACTAAATTAAAAGAATTTGCAAATACAGATTGGAATAAACTCAAGGAAGATGACCCTATGGAGTACATGGCAAAGCGAGATACTTTCCGAGAACTTCAAGAAAATAGGAGACTTTTAAAAGAAGAACAAGAACAAGTAGTACAAAAACAACAACAAGAGCAATTAAGACAATTTGAAGAAGCTAAAAAAGTTAATTATGATGATTTAATTCAAAGATTGCCTGAATGGGGAGACCCTGAGAAAGGTAGTCAAGTAAAACAAGCTGTTAAAAATTATGCAGTAACAAAAGGTTTTACTGAACAAGAATTAAATACTTTAATAGACGCTAGAAGTGTAGAGGTTTTACACAAAGCTATGCTTTATGAAAATTTATTAAAAGCTAAAATTTCTAAAAAGAAAACTAAAGTTGTTCCAAAAGTACAAAAACCGGGTTCAGGTACTTCTAAGTCTGAAGTTGCAAGTGATAAAGTTAAGGCACTAAGAGCAAGAGCAAAGAGAACAGGGAACGTCAAAGACGCTGCAAAGCTTCTTGAATCTTTTTTCTCATAACTCTTGATATACTAACTTTTACCATAGGTGTAATAAAATGGGACAATTAACAAACACATTTGAAACATATGATGTAACGGGTAATAGAGAAGATTTAGCAAATATAATCTACAATATTACTCCTACAGATACTCCGTTCATGTCAGCAATCGGAACTGGCACAGCTACGTTTACTAAACATGAATGGCAAACAGACTCGTTGGCAGCAGCAGCAGCTAACGCACAAGCAGAAGGCGAAGACTCACCAAGTGCTGCAATGTCAGCTACTTCAAGAGTATTAAACTATACTCAAATTTCTTACAAACCAGTCATGGTTTCAGGAACACAAGAAGCAGTTGTTCATGCAGGTGTTAACTCTGAGTTAGCATACCAAGTAGCAAAAGCTGGTAAAGAGCTTAAACGTGATATGGAACTTGCTATGACTGGCAAAGTTGCAGCAGGTGCAGGTTCAGGTAACGCAGCTTCAGCTCGTACTTCAAGAGGTTTTGAATCTTGGTGTACTAGCAATGGTTCACACGGAACAGGTGGCTCTACTAACGGTTCAGGTGTAGTTACAGATGGAACTCAGAGAGTTTTAACTGAAGCACTACTTAAAGGACAGCTTAAAGCTTGTTATGACGCTGGTGGAAATCCAGATATGCTGATTGTTGGCTCTTTCAACAAACAAAAAGTATCAGGTTTTACTGGTAACTCAACAAGAATGGACATGGCAGAAGATAGAAACCTAGTGGCTACTATTGATGTTTATGTTTCTGACTTCGGTGAAGTTAGAGTAGTAGCTGATAGAGTTCTAAGAGGTAGTGGAAGAACTGCTTTAATTGCTGACACAGAAATGTGGTCTACAGCGTATTTAAGACCTTTCCAAACTATGGAACTAGCAAAAACTGGAGATGCAATGAAAAGACTACTCTTAACAGAATGGACTTTAGTTGCTAAAAATGAAGCAGCTAACTCGAAAGTTGCTGACTTAACAACTTCATAATTTAGTTATTATGTTAGGGGGAGTAGTTGCACTCCTTGTTTCACTCCCCCACTTTTAAAATTTAGATACATTTAATAATGACCTTGAAGAAGGTATCGCTTCGGAACGAGGGTTATTAATTTTGGAGAAATTTAATGAGAACATTAAATGATTATTTTGTAACAGCAGAGATAGAAGACATATCTACTGCATCAAGCACATTTGTAGCTGTACCTGATGGTGGGAATATTGTAAAAATTATTACTGCATTACAAGGAGCTATAAGTGGTGGAAACGCTGCAATTAGTTTTGAAATTGGTGGTACTGCCGTAACAGGTGGTGGCATTACAGTTGCACACTCAGGCTCAGCAGCAGGTGATGTTGATTCAGCAGAACCAACAGCACTTAACAGAGTCGAAGAAGATGGAACTATCGAAATGATTACAGATGGTGGCTCTACAGGTGCTAAAAAATTATTGGTAACATTCGTAATTAGGAGATAAAGATGGCAAATTGGCTAGGTGGTTACAGAGTTATAGCGAATCACACAAGAACGACAAGTGGAACTTCGGCACAAACATCAGCTTTTAATGCTAGTATTGAATATGTAAGAGTAACAACTACTGGCCCTGTATTTATTGAGTTTGGAGCAAATCCTACAGCAGTGGTTGCTACTTCAATATACATGGCAGGAGATGAATCTATCATCTTCAAAATAGATGGTGGCATGAAGATGGCAACTATACATGGTAGTGGAACACCTACTGTTTTTGTTCAGGAGCTTAGTGAATAATGAAAAGAAAACTTGACAGAAATCAGGTTTTTCATTTTCACGATGCTACTAACGAGTTTGCTATAGAGCATATAGAAGATATCAAACCCCTGATAGACTCTAATCAAAGATTACGAGATAATGACCATAGTAGTAAAGACGAATTTCGTTTATCTGCTAGGATACCATTAACTGTAGTTTACGAATGGAAGAATAAATATGGGGTTGATATTAATAATAAAAATCACATGGAAGCAGTAAAAAGGCTATTAAATAGTCCTGATTACAGGTATCTAAAAACAACAAATAGAGTAATATAATGGCAATATCAACATACGCAGAACTAAAAACAGCAATAGCTAGTTGGCTAGATAGAGAAGATTTAACAAATATAATTCCTGATTTTATTGCTTTAACAGAATCAAGACATAGACGTGATTTTAAAATAAGAAGAATGGAAACTAGAGTAACAGCTAGTACAATAGCTGACACAGAATATTACAGTTTACCTGATAATTATGTAGCTATGCGTAATATACAATTAAATACTGACCCTAAAACTTCTTTAGAATATTTAACTCCTGAAATAATGGACAGAGTTAAAGGTGGAAGCTCAACAGGAAAACCTAAAGCTTATTCTATTATTGGCAATAATTTTCAATTAAGACCGATACCCGATTCGGTTTATGAAATAGAAATGCTTTATTATAAATATTTTACTCCTCTTTCGGATTCTAACACTACAAACGATATGCTTACATATCACCCTGATTTGTATTTATACGGCTCTTTAGTTGAAGCAGAACCTTATTTGCAAAATGATAAAAGATTACAAACATGGGCAAGTTTATATGATAGGGCTAAAAAAGATTTAATAGATACAAACGAAAGAGATAGACATTCAGGAACAGCTCCAACAACTAGAATAGATTACGGGGCAGCTTAATGACAACGTGGGCGACTGTAAGCACAAGTAGCACTTCTTGGACAAATGTACCAGAAACAGCACAAGGTTATATAGAAACTGAAGACAATCTATTGTTAATAGCTACAGAAAATAACGAATTAATACAACAAGAAGACAAAACTGATATTGCACCGGGAAATTGGCAAGATGCACCAGCAATATCTACAACCACTTGGACAATACAATAAATGGCAACTAAAAAGATTTCAGATTTTACAGCAACTACTACGCCAACAAGTAGTGCAATATTTCCTATTGTTCAGTCTAGTTCTAACTTAAAAGTTACTTTAGCAAACATAGCAGCAAATATGCCTGAATTAACTGCAACGAGTATTACTTCATCGGGAACAATAACGGGTACTGGTGGTTTTGTTGGGAATTTAACAGGAAATGTAACGGGAACAGCATCTTCTGCAACTTTAGCTGCTAGTGCAACTGCTTTAGCTACAGGTCGTACAATAGGTATGACCGGTGATGTTACTTGGACATCAGCATCTTTTGATGGTTCAGGGAATGTAACAGGAACATCAGCTATTGGCACAGGCGTTATTGTAAACGCAGATGTTAATACAAGTGCAGCAATAGCTTTTTCTAAAATGGCAGATTTAACAGCATCAAGACTGTTAGTATCAGACGGTAGTGGCGATGTTAGTGTATCAGCAGTAACTTCTACAGAAGCAGGTTATTTAGATGGCGTAACATCAGCGATACAAACACAATTAGACGCAAAAGCATCATCAAGTTATGTACCTACTGCAATTACTGTTGCAGATGAATCCTCAGACACTACTTGTTTTCCCTTGTTTACAACGGCAGCGACTGGGGATTTAGGTCCAAAGACAGCATCAGGATTAACTTTTAACTCAAGCACAGATGTATTGTCAGGTACGTTTTCAGGAAATTTGACAGGCAATGTAACAGGTAATACTTCAGGAACATCAGGTTCAACCACAGGAAATGCAGCAACTGCAACAGCATTAGAAACTGCAAGAAATATTGGTGGTGTTAGTTTTAATGGTACAGCAAATATTGATTTGCCGGGTGTTAATGCCACAGGCACACAGAATACATCAGGACAAGCTGGTACAGTAGAAAGAACTAGAGGTAAAGACTACAAATCAGATTGGGGAAGTGCATCTTCTCCTATATCGTTTGAAGTTAAAGTAATTACCAAAACATCAGCACACCCCTATACAGGTGTGGGTTCTAGCAACGCATACACAATAGATGGAGTTGAGGGTGCTGTATTAAACTTTGATGGTGCAGATACAGGTAAAACTTATTACTATAGGTTTGACCAAGCTGACTCTAGTAACGCTAGTCATCCATTAAGATTTTATTTAAACGCAGCAAAAAGCACAGCTTATACAACTAATGTAACAACAAATGGTACACCCGGTAGTGCTGGTGCGTACACTCAAATACAAGTAGATGAGTACACTCCAAACCTATTGTACTATCAATGTAGCAGTCATGCTCATATGGGTAATTACATACATCATATTTCTAATATGCACAATAGTAATGGCGTGTTGTTTAAAATGCCAACATCAGATGGCTCTGCTGGACAATTAATGCAAACTGATGGTTCAGGTGTTTTATCTTTTACAGCAGCAGGTGGCACAAGCCCAACTGTTACAGGGGTAAGCCCTTCAACAATGGGGAATACTGCAACATCTTTAGCAATAACAGGAACAAATTTTGTAATTACACCTAATGTAGAATTTATTAATTCATCAGGCGTTATAACAACTCCAAATAGTATTACAAGAGATTCAGCTACACAGCTTACAGTCAATGTAACATTAGGCACAGATGGAACATATTTTATTAGAGTTGAGAATCCTGATGGTTTGGCAGCTCGTAGCTCATCAGCAATACTTACAGTATCAGACGCACCTACATGGTCTACGTCTGCTGGAAGTTTAGGCGAGGTTGCAGCAGGGGCATCAGTATCTTTAGATGTAGATGCTTCATCAGACTCAACAGTAGCGTTCAGTGAAACTACAAGTGTGCTAACCAGTAATACTGACACACCTGCAAGTACCATGAATTTGACACTTAACTCATCGACAGGTGCAATTACAGGCACAGCTCCTAACGCAACGAGTGATACAACATATAATTTTACCTTACGAGCAACAGATGCAGAATCGCAAACAGCAGACAGGGCATTTAGTATTACAGTAGCGGTAGGAATTAACAACTCAGGACAATTTAACTAATGGCAAATTCATACTTAACAAAAGATTTTGGTAGTGCGGGGAATAGAAAAACAATGACTTTTAGCTTTTGGGTTAAAAGAAATGTTATTGGCTATGGTGGAGATACTCAAGAACTATTTATAGGAGATGCACAAACAAGTTATCCATCACACTTTATTGATTTTGATAGTGCTAATAAATTAGATATTAGGAGTCAAGCTGGAATTGGTGGTGCAACACTTAGGTTTACATCAGTTAGAGAATTTATAGACACAACGGCTTGGTATCATGTTGTCGTAGCAATAGATACAACACAAGCGAGTGCTGGAGATAGGTGTAAAGCATGGGTAAATGGAGAACAAATAACAGCATGGGGTACATCAGACCAAACAAATGGATTTGGACAAAACAGCGATACTAATTTTAACTCAGGTGCAAGTACAGAATATATAGGTAAACATTATAATTTCCATTCTAATTTTAACTTAGCTCATTATCATTTTGTAGATGGCACAGCTTTAACACCATCAACTTTTGGTGAAACTGATAGCACTACTGGAATATGGAAACCAAAAACTAATCCATCGGTTACTTACGGCACACATGGGTTCTTTCTTAAATTTGAAAATGCTGGTGCATTAGGTACTGATTCATCAGGAAACTCCAAAACATGGACAGTTAATGGCAATCTCAAACAATCTATATCAACACCTAATAATAAATTTCCAAACTTAAACCCAAGAGGTACACATACCGATTATGATACTCCAGTTTATAATCTTAATGCTGGAACTACTGCTTTAATGACAACAGGTGTAAACAGAGTACAACCTATAGATATGTGTTTTCAAGGTGGTAAATGGTATTGGGAGTGTAAGATTGAAAAAGCAAATAACTCATCAACACTTGGTGTATATATGACTGACTTCTCATCTCCAAAAAGAATAGAACAATTTA